GATTAGTGCAGTAACACAACTATTAGGTTCAGTCGGTGGTCTTGCTACTTCTTATTTAGATGGCAAGACTGCTGTACAAAAAGCTGAAGCACAAATAAGAATGAAGGAAGCAACAGGAGACATTGACTGGGATCTTGCTGCTATTAGAGCCACACAAGGTTCGTGGAAAGATGAATGGATTTTACTATTGTTTTCAATCCCCTTAATTTTAGCCTTTACTGGTGACTGGGGAAGAGAAACAGTAGCACAAGGCTTTGCTGCTCTTGAAGCTATGCCACAATGGTATCAGCTAAGTCTTGGAGGAATTGTCAGTGCTTCTATAGGAATGAAAGGTATTGGGAAATTTTATGGTAAAAAGAAATTGAAGTGACCCATATACCATATCGTCAGAACTATTTAGGCGATAGAAGAATGCCAGTGACAAGACTACGATATAAGAATGCCCATATCAGAAAGAGAGAAGATAGACATGAGTTATACATTAAGTTCAAAAAGTTTAAGCAAATTAGAAGGCGTAGACAGCTCATTGCAGAACTGCGTGAAACGAGCAATAGAATTAACCAAAGTTGATTTCGGTTGCATTTGTGGAATGAGAACTCCTGCAGAACAACAAGCCCTCGTTGATAAGGGTGCTTCACAGACTTTAAAATCTAAACACCTTGAAGGTCTAGCAGTAGACCTCATGGCATATGTTGGAGGGAGGGCCTCATGGGAATTGAGTCTATATGACGATATAGCTGATGCCATGAAGGAGGCTGCAAAGCTTGAGAACGTGGGCATTCGTTGGGGAGCAGCTTGGAGTATACCTGATATACGTCATTGGGGTGGTACAATGGAAGAAGCTATGAACGCTTATATTGATCTTAGAAGGAGTGAAGGTAGAAGACCATTTATAGATGGACCTCACTTTGAGTTAGCATAATGGGTTTGTGGCTACCTATAATACTACTGTGTTCTGCACCTTATTCAGAAAGCTGTGTAGTAATAACAGGCAATGAATTATTGACAACAAAAGAACAGTGCTTTGCTAACTCAGTGGATAAAGCAAAGATAGCTATGAAGAGTCCTCAAGTTTTTCAAGCTAAACCAATGTGTCAAATTGTACCTAAAATAGTATTGCCTGAATCAACAAAAGGAACAGATATCTAATGGCTAAACAACTTACAGAAAAACAACAAAAGTTTCTTGATGTGTTGTTTGAAGAAGCTAAAGGCAATCCTGTTACAGCTAAAAAACTTGCAGGGTACAGCCACGATTTAGCTACTGCTACAATTACAAATGCACTACAAGAAGAAATAGCAGACCTAACTAAAAAGTTTTTAGCAACCACAGCTACTAAAGCTGCTTATTCCTTATCAGAGATAATAGATCAACCTACTGATCTTGGTAATAAAGAAAGAATGGTAGCTGCAAGAGATGTTCTTGACAGGGGAGGATTTGTAAAAACTGATAAGGTAGAGGTATCATCTACAAGTCCTTTATTTATTTTACCAGCTAAGAATGAAAATTAATAAAACTTGGCAGTTACCTGCCCCTGAAAAAACTGATGATGGATTAGACTGGCATCCTGTAGTAAGAATTGGTAGAGTAATACCTTTTGGTTACAGACAAGATGAGAATGATAAAGATATACTATTGCCTATTAAAGCTGAACTAGAGTTATTAGAAAAAGCAAAGAAGTATATTAAACAGTATAGTTATAGGGAAGTAGCTAACTGGTTAAGTAAAGAATCAGGCAGAACTATATCTCACGTAGGTTTAATGAAAAGGATAAAGCTTGAACAAAAACGTAAGTCAAATGCTTCAGCTCAAAGCTACTACGCTAAAAGGTACAAAGAAGCGTTACAAAAGACAGAAAGACTCTCCCAAGAAAGATTTGGAAGAACCCCAAGTACAGACGTTAACTTACAGTGAGCCTGAAGAGAAACCTACAGAAGTTATATTTGCACCTAACAAGGGGCCACAAACAGATTTTCTTTCGGCAGGAGAACGTGAAGTACTATATGGAGGATCAGCAGGTGGAGGTAAGTCTTACGCAATGCTTGCAGATCCTGTACGTTATTTTAGTAATCCTAATTTTAGGGGTCTACTAGTAAGACGTACAACAGAAGAACTAAGAGAACTTATATCAGTATCAAAACAGCTGTACCCAAAAGCAATTCCTGAAATGAAGTTCTTAGAAAGAGATAAGACTTGGGTAGCACCTTCTGGTGCAACACTGTGGTTATCTTATCTTGATAGAGATGATGATGTAACAAGATACCAAGGACAAGCTTTTAGTTGGATAGGATTTGATGAACTTACACAATGGTCTACTCCGTATGCTTGGGACTACTTACGCAGTCGTCTTCGTACTAGTGATCCTAGTCTACCTATTTACATGAGGGCTACTACAAACCCTGGAGGACCAGGACATCAATGGGTAAAAAGAATGTTTGTAGATCCGTCACCTTATGGTAAATCTTTTTGGGCAACAAACTTAGAAACAGGTAAACCCCTTATGTGGCCTAAAGGTCATAGCAAAGAAGGACAACCTTTATTTAAAAGACGATTTATACCTGCTACTTTATTTGATAACCCTTACTTAGCAGGAGATGGAGTTTACGAGGCCAACTTACTTTCGTTACCAGAAAATCAAAGAAAACAATTACTAGAAGGAAATTGGGATGTTAGTGAAGGATCAGCTTTTCCTGAGTGGAGCAGAGCCACTCATGTTGTTGAGCCTTACAATATACCTAATAGTTGGACTAAGTTCAGGGCCTGTGACTATGGTTACGGAAGTTATACAGGAGTTTTATGGTTTGCAGTCGCTCCTGATGAACAACTAGTCGTATATAGAGAGTTGTATGTTTCTAAAGTATTAGCTACCGATTTAGCTGACATGGTACTAGAAGCAGAACAAGAAGATGGAACTATACGTTATGGTGTACTAGATAGTTCTTTGTGGCATAAACGTGGTGATACAGGTCCATCTTTAGCAGAGCAGATGATAATTAAGGGTTGTCGATGGAGACCATCTGATAGAAGTAAAGGGAGTAGAATTGCAGGGAAAAACGAAGTTCACAGAAGATTACAAGTTGATGAATTTACCGAAGCACCAAGATTGGTGTTTTTTAATAACTGCACAAATATTATCTCGCAACTACCGATAATACCACTTGACAAAAATAATGCAGAAGATGTAGATACAAATTCAGAAGACCACCTATACGATGCTTTAAGATACGGAATAATGACAAGACCAAGAAGTAATTTATTTGACTACAACCCTGAAACACAAAGAACAGGGTTTCAAATGTCAGATGCAACATTTGGATACTAAGGATAAAATATGGCAGAAGATGTACAACAAATAGCAATAGATGCTGAAGAGTCAGCTGCAATCGAAGATGTTGATATGGATTATAACACTGATGAGCCTGCAGGTCAGATAGAAAGGTTTGTCAAAGAAAGATATCGTAAAGCAGAAACAGCTAGAAGAAGTGATGAGGAAAGATGGATACAAGCCTATAGAAACTATAGAGGTATCTATGGACCTGACGTACAGTTTACTGCCACTGAAAAATCTCAAGTGTTTGTAAAAGTTACCAAGACAAAAGTTCTTGCTGCTTATGGTCAACTAGTAGAAGTTTTGTTTGGTGGTAATCGTTTTCCATTAGGTATTAGTCCTACTGTTTTGCCAGAGGGTGTAGAAGAAACAGTTAGTGTAGAAACTAACCCACAACTCAAAGAGGCTCTAGGAGGCTCAGAAACGGATGATACAGACCCGAATAAACTTTTACCAGGGGAGACACTGCCAGAATTTAACGAGCGTGTAGGGCCTCTTACAGACGATCTGAGCGCAGTTGAGGATGATGTGGAGTTTAAACCCGGTAAAAGTCCTTCTGCAGTTCAGTTCCATCCTGCAATGGTTGCAGCTAAAAAGATGGAAAAGAAAATTCATGACCAGTTAGAGGAGTCTAATGCTAAAAAACAATTAAGGTCTGCTGCTTTTGAAGCTGCATTATTTGGTACTGGTATTATGAAAGGACCTTTTGCAGTAGATAAAGAATACCCTAATTGGGATGAAGAGGGTAACTATGAACCAGTTTTTAAAACTGTACCACAAACATCTAATGTTTCTATCTGGAACTTCTATCCTGATCCAGATGCAAACAATATGGATGAAGCAGAATATGTTATAGAGAGACACAAAATGTCTCGTTCTCAGCTACGTGCTTTAAAACGTAGACCCTTTTTTAGATCTAATGCTATTGATAAGTGTTTGGATTTAGGAGAGAACTACGATAAAGAGTGGTGGGAACATGCAATGAATGAGGACAATGAAGAAGATTCTAGTCAAAGATTTGAAGTACTAGAATTTTGGGGATTTGTTGATAGAGAAATAATCGAACAGTATGATGTTGATATTCCAAAACAATTAAAAGGTGTAGAGCAAGTTAGTGTTAATGTCTGGGTTTGTGGTGGTTGTGTATTGCGTTTAGTAATGAATCCATTTACTCCTGCTTATTTGCCATACTATGCTACACCATATGAAATGAATCCTTATAATATCTTTGGTGTAGGCATTGCAGAAAATATGGATGATACACAAACTCTTATGAATGGATTTATGAGAATGTCAGTAGATAATGCTGCACTTTCAGGTAATCTTTTAATCGAAGTAGACGAGACAAACTTAGTTCCTGGTCAAGATCTTAGCGTATACCCAGGAAAAGTATTTAGAAGACAAGGTGGCGCACCAGGTCAAGGTATTTTTGGAACTAAGTTTCCTAACGTGTCTGGTGAAAACATGCAGATGTTTGACAAAGCTAGACAACTTGCAGACGAGTCTACTGGTTTTCCTTCATTCGCTCATGGACAAACAGGTATACAAGGCGTAGGTAGAACTGCATCTGGTATATCTATGCTTATGAATGCAGCTAACGGCTCTATACGTAATGTTATTAAAAACGTAGATGATTATCTTTTAGGACCATTAGGTAAAGCATTCTTTAGTTTTAATATGCAATTTGATTTTGATCCTGATATTAAAGGAGATCTTGAAGTTAAGGCTCAAGGTACAGAAAGCTTAATGGCTAATGAAGTTAGAAGCCAAAGACTTATGCAGTTTATGCAAACTGTATCTAATCCTGCCCTTGCTCCTTTTGCTAGAATGGATTATATAGTGAGAGAGATTGCTAAGAGTATGGATCTTGATCCTGATAAAGTAGCTAACTCAATGAGTCAAGCTGCAGTGCAAGCAGAAATACTAAAGAAATTTCAAGCTGATAATCCACCTCCTGTACCCCCACAAGGAATGGTACAACCACAACAAGGACAACCTCCTGCACCACCTGGAGGTCAAGTACAAGATACACAAGGATCTGGTGGTGGTACAATAGGAACTGGTTCAGTGCCAACTCCACAAGAACCTGGATTTTCAGGTAGCCAAGGACCTATACAATAATGAGAGTACTACGAAAACTTACAAGTGATAAGGAGTTGTGGGATTCGTTTGTAGAATACATAGACGATTCTATAGCTAAACAACACAAGTCTTTAGAAAGTGCAACTGATATGCCTATGATGTATAAGTTACAAGGTTCTATTGCTTGTTTACGTAGAATGAAATATCTTAGGGATGAGTTAAATAGTGATGCAAACAAACAAGTTTAGTGATCAACTTCCTTTACATAACTACGAGCCTGTAAGCGAAGAAGATTATGCAGATTTAAAATTTGATACTGAAGAAACTAGACCCTTTAGCTATGACTTAGATCAAAGAGATAAGGGTGTTAATAAATTCGATATTGTAATGGACAACTTAGTTTCTGGTGTTAATGCATTTGTACAACTAAGTGATTTTGCTGCAAGTCCTATTAGTAAATTTGATACTCCAGAGTTAAATTGGACTCCTGAGTATAATAGTGCTATGGAAGAAATTGTTGAAACAGCTAGAAAAAATCCTGTAAAATTTACACAAGCTGTAGCACAAGGGGCATTAGAATCAGTCTACGATTTAGCAACAGATTATACTGTTATTCCTGAATACATTAAAAATATTAGTAGTGCTGCTAAAGATCATTTTACAAAAAGTATTGATGAGTATCTTATAGAAATGTATGGACCAGAAGTAACTGTGTTTACTGCTAGTGAAAAACAGTTAACTGAAGCAAGATCAGCAATGTTATTTAGAACGCTTGAAGCAAGTGAACTCTTAGGTATTGGAGCAGTTGCACCTAAAGTAACTAAGGCTATTGCTAAAAGTGGTATAAATACTTATAATAAAGGAGTTGACTACTTATCTTATTCTGCTCCTGAAGTTAAACAAAATTTACTAGATGTAGCAGACGGACTAGCAAGTAAAATTGAAACAGAAATAGGACTTGTACCTGTAAGAATAGATGGGGGAAGAAGAAATAACACTGCAAGTTCTTTACTTGATAAAGTATCTGCAATGCTACTTCCCGAAACACCTGAAGATAGAAGAACTAATACTGGATCAATGTATAAGTCTAGTGGTTGGGGTAGTAGACAGACTTATGGTAGAGCAAAACAAAAGATAGAAAATTATTTTTTTGATTTAGAAGATAGATTTGATTATCACTTTGAAGAGAACTTTACAGAGGACTTTAAAAAATTAAGTGTCTTTCATCAAGAAGAAGCTTTAGATCTTTTAAGAACGGTTTGGGAAGACGATGGTTGGAGTGTTGGACCAAACAACAGACTTTTTACAGAGATGCCAGATAATCTTGCAACTTTCGACGCTAATAAATTTATTAAAAGTTCTTTTTCTGATATTAAAAATCCTAGTCTTTGGGAAACTATTATGTCAACATCAGAAAGACCTTTTAAACAACCAATTCCAATTCCGGGTCAAATGGGAGGACAAGATCTTGGTACAAATGAATATAGTTTTAATAACTTAGATGCTGATGGTGATATAAAATCTTTGGGTACAAGTGTTGATCCACCAGAGTTTAAACTAGGTGATTTATTAAACCACAAACAACTTTTTAAAGCATACCCTGAGTTACAAAATTTTAAAATTAGATTTTTTTCTAATTACGAAATGAAGAGCCAAAACTCTAGGAACAACCTAGGAACTTTTAATTATAAGAATCCAGTAGATGATTATATTGCTATTAATTATAAGTACTTTAAAGGAAAATCTCCTAAAGAATATATGCCTGTTTTATTACACGAAATTCAACATGCAATAGAACAAAGATCTGGAGTTGATGTAGCAGGTAAAATAATCACCAAAAACCATTTGAATAAAAAATTAGAAATGGTAGATCAAACTTTAAAAGATATAAAGCCTTATACTAGTGGTACTTTAAAAGCAGAAGGTTTTCAATCTAGAGCTTTTTTACAAGGAAGTAAGCAAGGAGGTTATAATGTAATTTTTTTACCCCCTAATGATATTGCTTTTCCAAATGGTACTAGTAAAGAAAATTTACAAGCTTATTTAAAAAATGAACACAAGATAACCCTTCCAGAAACTGAATTTGGTGAATGGACAGAAATAGACATTAATGAAGCAGAAAACCTTTTAAAAATTAAATACTATGAAACAAAAAGTAAATTAGGTGGGGAAGACATAATAAATTTTAGCCCTTTGGGAAAAGACGAAGTTTCTCTTTTTTCTAGATTTGCTAAAAAAACCCCAAAAGAAATAGCAACAGGTAGTCGTCACCGTGTTAGCCCAGGTTTAGTTTTTGATCAAATAAATAAATTAGTTTTTGATCAAGGTACACCAGGCATTACTCCTATTGACGATATGGGAAATATATTTGCTCCAAAAAATATGACAGACGGAAGTCCTACTCCAAAATTAAGTTTAAATTTAGAACCAGATTTTTTTACTACATACCTTGCTAAAGCAAATGAAGCATTCTCTTCAATTACAGAATACAGCTTTAAAATGTCTGCAGCTGAAAGAAGAAAGCGTTTACCTTATGAACGTATAGGTTTAGATCCAACGGATATAGTTAAGAAAAAAGGAACATTTTATGGTTATAAACCAGGTGAGGTAAATACTCAAAGAAAAGTATCTTTATCCGAATTAGTTTATTATTTAGCAGATAAACAATCAGCTACAAAAGCTATAGAAGAGTTACATGCTAATATTGTAGATAGTATTAAAAAATCTAAAGTAATGAGAGAAAATTTTATACCTCAGTTTGATAAAGCAGCTAGGGATGCAAACTTAAATTCTTTTCAGGCTGATAAATATTACGAGAATTGGGTAAGTGGATTTGCAGACTCTCTTTTATTTAGTAGATTTGATCCTCATGTTATTATAGGTTCTAATATAAGATATGCTGAACTTAAAGAACTAGGAGTTGATTCTAATGAGCTTAAACATTTTACTCAAGGCTTATCAGATTTTGGAATGCCGGAAACAGCTGATATTATTTACAGTGTACAAAATACTTTTTTAAAGAAATATGTAAAAGATTCTCAAATGAATCCTGAAGCAGTTAATGAGTTTGAACTACTTGAAAAGATTGATAATATTTGGAGAGATACACAAATAAAGCTTGAAGAAATTGAAAATGTTACACCTTTATTTAATGATGTAAATCAGGTATCAGGTTTGTCAGCAGGACAAAATTACATAGACCCTGTGGGGTTAAAGATTGATAAAGAAAAACACTTTGGAGGGTATTAGGTATGAGTAGTATGTATTTTGGAGGTGATGACTACAAAAAGTACATTGGTGATCAACTGCAACAAGACACGTATAATACGGGTGGTCAACCTGCAGTAGTTCAGCCATTTATGAATAGGCCTTTAGTTAGTCAAGTTGGTGTAGCTCAAAAAACATTTGATGCAGTAGATGGTGGGGATTATAATTACCTGCAAACACAACCATTACCTAAAACACAACCTAGTCCCGGATTTACTGCTCCTTCTACACAACCTAATATACAACCTAAAAAATATGTACCACCTCAGATTGCAAATCCTTTTATAACAGACCCAACAACAATTAATCCTGATATTAAACCACTTATTGATTTTGGAGTATCTAAGGTGTATGATGGATCAGCTCCAGTTTATGCGTCACCTAGTAATTTAACTAAAGAACAACAAATGATGCAAATGATGCAAGCAGCACAAAATCAAAATTATTTTCAGAAAGCGCAGGCACAAGCAATGGCATACAATGAAGGTGGATTAAAAGATGATGGTATGGATGTAGATCCTGTAAGTGGTAATGACATTCCACCCGGATCTCTTGCTAAAGAAGTTCGTGATGATATACCTGCACAATTAAGTGATGGTGAATACGTTGTTCCTGCAGATGTCGTACAATACTTTGGAGTTAAGTTCTTTGAGGATCTTCGAATGGAAGCTAAAGCAGGTCTTCAGCAAATGGAAGACACAGGAAGAATAGGTGGTGAACCTGTATCTGCAACTATTATTGCTATTGGTGAAGCTAAGAAAAAGAAAAAGGCTCAGGGTGGTGTAATCAAAGCTAATGAAGGTATACTAACAGACAGTCAAAAACAAAATGCATTTATGCCTGACCCTATAAATTTAAACCAATATGGTACACTTGGTTTTACTCCTCAAAGTCCTGTGTATCAAACTGGAGCTAAGAGTGCAGGTAAAAATAATGTACAAAAAATTACTTACTATCACCCAACTAAAGGGGCTAAAGAAATTACATTTGTCAATAATATTGTAACACCTGCTTCAGATTTAGAATTTACACAACCACCTTGGTCTATTAATAAACCTACACAGACTCAAACAGATGTTAGTCAAAAAGCTGAAAGAGAAGATCGGGATGACAGTAACGATCCTGCTCCAGGTTGGGGTGCTGATCCTAGACAATATAATTTTACTGACTGGGATCAAGAAAGATGGGATCAAGAAGTAACTAATCTTCTTAAGCCTTCTGGAGGTAATATTAGTATTATTGGTGGATTCTTTAAAACTGCAGGTGCAACTAATGCTGCTATGGCTATTAAACTTATGGAGTCTAAAGGTTTAAATACAAAGAATGCACAGTTACAACTTGATGAAGTTGTTAGCAGTTTTAATACTATCCAAACAGGAGTATACAATTTCTTAACTAGTGATAAAGTAGTGGGTGATTATCCTGACTATATTTCTAGGACTAATCCTACTTTTGGTAAAGTAACTAACAAGACTCCTCCAACTAATATAAATAACAAAACTTTAACAGCTTCTCAAAAAGCATCTCAAGATTACTATGATGATGAAAGAAGAGGTGCAAATACAATAACAGGTAAAACATATGTTAATCCAGATGGAGGAACATCTAAGACTGAAGACTTTGGTAAAAAAGGAAGAGTTACTACAGTTAAAACTAAATCAGATACAAACTATGCTGCTAAAGAAAAGTTTGAAAAATCTAAAAAATCAGCAGAGTCTTTAGCTAAAGCTAATAAAGAGTTTGCTAAAGAATCAGGAGTAAAAGGATCAGAAGATTACTTTGTAGGAAATAAAGGAGGACTAATAAACAAACCAAAGCGTACCCCTAAGAAGCCTAGAGGAAAGGGCCTAGGCAGTAAATAAATTGGCTACTCAACAATGTTGACCCCAAGAAAGGAAATAGAATGCCAGAATTAGATACAGTAGAACAACCAAAGAATGCAGGGTTTGTAAAAAGACATAGAACATCAAACTCTGATAG